CGGCCCTACGACTCTCCCCGCGATGAGGCGATCTTCGTTCTCGTCCTCGGCGCCGTCGCTGCTCGCGTCGGTCCCAGAGACGTGGGTCGGGCTCGGAACCGAGCGGTTCGCTGCGCCGACGCTCGCCGATGCGATCGCGCACCTCTTCGAGGTCGACACGTGGCGGCACTCGGTCGTGATCGGGCTTACGAGCCTCGTCTCGTAGGTTCGCGATCTCTTCGGCAAGCGCGTCGTAGTCCTCGTGTTCGTACTTCCAGGCGAGCGCTTCGGTGAGTGCTTCGATGATCGACGGGCTTCGTACGCCGTGGAACATCTGGTCGTTGGAAGCCGCCGCGCGCATGATCTCAGTCACGCGCAGAGTCGCCCGCGTCGCCGCGCTCGGCTTCGGATTGCTACGCGCTCCCATTGAGCACCTCCGGGTGCTTCTCGAGCCACCTGTAGAGCGTACGCAGGTCGACGTTGAGCGCGCTCGCCGCGCGTGCCCGATTGCCACCGGCGTCCTTGAGTGCCCGGCGCACCTTCTTGACCCACACGTCTGGCTTCGACGCCATCTCGGCGACGAGCATCGGGTTGCGCGGTTGTGCCACGTCAAGCCCCCTCATCAAACGGACCGACCAGGATCGACGCGGCAATGTCGTAGCGCGCCTTCGTCGCCCCGCCCTGTCGGATCTCGCGAACGAGATTGAGCCACCTGTCGTGAAGCCCCATTATTCCGCCGCCCCCTTCTCTTCCCGATGCCCGCACACCGGACATGTCCCCGCCGCCGGGTACCGCCCCGCCAGTACGTCGTCCACCGACACCTTGGCGAGCCGCGCCACGCGGAAGGCCACCAGCGGCCCTACGACACGCCCGCCCGCGAGCCCGGCTGCCGTGGACTTGCCGAAGCCGAGCGCCTTGGAGAGTGTCTTGTAGGAGCCGCAGCGGGTCTTGAGGAACCGCAGGGCGAGCCGGACGTTGGACTGCTCGGTGGGGGTGAGGTCGGGGGCAGTCACATCAGCTCCTTTGCCAGCTCGTCGGCGGCTTGGATGATGAGGCCCGGTTGCACGCCCAGGATGAGTGCAGCCTCGCGCAGTTTGGTCACGTTGACCGATGTTTCGCCGGTCTCCGTACGAGACCACGCGCTAGACGAATCGAAGCCGAGCTTGGAAGCCATCACGTCGAGCGAGATCCCCTGAAGCTCACGGCGCAGGCGGATGACGCGGCCGACGACGGCGGCGTACGTGACTTTGCCCTTCGCGTTGCGAATGCTGGCCCTCGTGCTCATGCCGGACACCGGTAGCAGCGGTCGTGTTCGCCGCGCTCGCAGAAGTTGCATGGACACCCACACGTCGAACGCGGGACGGTCGGCTGTGTGACACCGTGTCGCACGAGCCACGCCTTGCCTTGATCGGTCACGTCGAGACCGCCTGCGCTGTAGTGGCGGATCAATCCGGCCTCACGCAGTCGGGTCACGAGTTGGTGCTCTCCTGTCCCCGCGGGATGCCAGTCGTGAGTGAGTGCTAGCCGGAGAGCGCGCAAGCGCGCCGGGGTCGGCTTGAGGTCAGTCATCAGTCGCCTCTCCGGCCACGGTGGGGTGAGGTCGGATCATGCGTCCTCCACGTCGCAGTGGTCGCAGCCGGCCGTGGAGTCTCGCGTCATCTTGCCGCAGTGGCCGCACTTGTGCTTGAGCGAGTCCTGCGGATTCCTCTTGGGTCCCGCAGACAGCAGCCGCATCGGGTCTCCCGTCGCGAGCTGCATCAACTGCTCGGTGGTGGCGCCCCGAGCGAAGGCGTTGAGCTTGGCCTGCGTGTCGCGAAGGGCCTGGGCGATGCGCCGAATGCCGGCCCAAGCTTCCTCCGAGTACGGCAGCTCGTACTCTTTCGTGCCGTGCCGGTGCCCGAAGTAGGTGTACGGCTCGCTCACGCTCCCCATGGCGGCTCGACTGTCCCTCAGGTCTCGCTCTGCTAGGTCAGCCGCCTCTTTGGTGTGCTTGTACGCGCCCGGATTCTTGCGGGCATTGGCGACGCGTTCCTCGAACTCCTCACGATGCTCGCGCTCGATCGTCTTCTTCGGCTTCAACGGATCGATGCCGCGCTCACGACGGAGGTACGTGAAGCTGCACGACGTGCTGTAGACGCTATTCCCGTTCTCTGTCCCCTCGTGATCGTCGTCGCGCTCCTTCGGGTCGGCGTCCACGCGCAACAGGATGACCTCGCGCCACGCCACGTCCGTGAGCGCCGCGAGCGCTGCCTGAATACGTTTGACGGCCTTGTCCTTGGTGTCCGCGGAGATCGTCTTGCGATTGACATGCGCGTAGAACTGGCCCGTCGTCTTGTCGAGGTAGAGATCGACGCCAAGGTTGCTGCCCTTGGCGGGCGAGGTCACGCGCTCGATCTTCGTCTGGTCGCCGTAGCTCATGACTTGCCGTGTCGCGGTTCCCCGCTGACGCGCATCGACGACGCAACGATCTCGGCCGCTTCGCGCGGCCCGATACCGAGGCGCCCGTTCATCTCGTCAGCCATCTCGTTCGCCTTATCGAGATCGTGCCCCCAGAACCACGGGGCCGTCGTGCCCGGCTTGCCATCGTAGGGCCAGTCGCCGACAGGAAAGTGACCGGACTCATGCTCGAACACGACCGAAGGTCGGTAGCCGTGGCCTTCGATGTAGCCCCCGCTTGGGACGACGTAGACGAACCGACGACGGTTTGCGAGCAATGTACTGACTTCCTTGTTGTGCTTCGGCATGGTGTCCCTCTTAGGCGCTGATAGCGCGCGGCTGCCAGAACTGCGGCTCGATGTTGAACTCGTGGATCGCGTGCACCAGGCACGCCATGTTGTGGCAGATGCACTTGAGCATGACCTCGTTGAACTGCGCGGACAGGCTCTTGCTCCTCACCCCGGCGCCAAACTTGCGCTTCATCGCCGAGAAGGTCGTCTCGACGTTGGACCGGCGGTGGTAGTGGGCCTGGAACGCATCGCGGTTCATCGCGAAGTAGTGATACATCCGTTCCCACGCCGCGCTACCCGTGCTGCCGCTGTTGCTCTTGAACGGCACGAAAGGTAGCGCACCGACCCGCTCGACCGCCGCGAGATTGGCGTGCGAGAGGTACGCCTTGTCGGCCGAGACTTCCTTGACCCGGAAGTTCGCGGCCGTCCGCTCGACGAGCGCCGGGAACTCGGGGCAGTCGTTCGCTGTCCCTGTCGTGACCTCGGCCGCCGTGATGACGTTCGTCAGCGTGCCGACTGCCGCGTGAAGCTTGACCCACTGCTGGACCCGGTGCGATCATGTGGAGCGACGGCGCATGCTTCGCGCCATCGCCGATCTCGTACCATCCCCGCATGAAGATCATCACCCCTCGCCGGTTAGGCCCGCGAACGCCCGGCCCTCGGATCGTCCTTGACACTCATGATGTCGCTCAGCACCTCCTCCTTCGCTTTGCAAAACGCGACCGCGAGGACGCTCGACGCGGTGAACCCGTCAAGCACTCCGCCTTCGGCGGCGGACAGATTCCTGTTGCTGCAGATGAAGCGAGCCACGTTCGTGATTGCGACCTTGTAGGCTCCGTCTACCATCGTTCAGCCTCCGGACTTGAGATACCCGCGGCACTTTTCCATGACGACCTCGCGCGTGACTCCCTCCTCCAAGGGCATCTCGCTCACGAAGCCATCAAGGGCGTTCGCGAGGGTGTCGGCGCTGCGCGCGGCTCCCGCTGCCTTCCTCGCCTCGACCACGCGATCCGCAGAGTCCGCGAGCACCTCCCCGGCAGCTATCTCGCCCTTGGAGTGCGCGCGACCGATACGCTTGGACGCCTCGGAGAGCTCTCCCGGTTCGACGGTCGCCCTCACGTACAGACGCCGGTCCTTGGGCTGCTCCGACCCGAGCAGATCCATCATCGCCTTCATCCCCCGCACCGGCACGAACCGCGGCCCTTCCAAGAAGATCGTTTCCACGCGCATCGAGTCGGTGTCGACGATGATCACGCCGCCGTAGCCGTCGAGCCCGGGATTGTCGAAGCCAGTCGGGACGAGCGCGCCCACTTGCACGACAGTGCCGTGCTCCGTGGTCCACGTGCGGTGGTCGTGCCAGTTGCCCGCAAGACACAAGGGCACGCCCGCCGAAGCCATCTCGCGCGTCAGCGCGCCAAGCTCCACGGAGTCCGACGAGCCACGCAGGAAGGGCGCCGTCTTGTCGTCGGAGACGCCCGCGTGCATGAGCAGGATGCGCTGTCGGTCGGAGCCGCGCGGCAGGCCGCCAAGCAACGCCTTCAGACGCTCGGACGCGGGAGCGGCAGCGGAGTGCGGCAGCATCACGAGGTCGAACGTGTCCAAGTTCATCGCGCTCGGCTCTCCCACCACCACGGCGTCCTCGGAGAAGGGCAGGAAGGGGGCGAGCGCGTGGTCCCCCTCCTGGTCGCTCTGCTGGTCGTGGTTGCCGACGAGCAGCACAGTCAGGATGCCGAGCTTGACCCGGGCCTCGTGCACGATCCGGAGGAGCTCGCCGATGAGCTGGGGCTCGGGCGAGGTCCCGTCCACGAGGTCCCCGAGGATGCACATGAGCGTGCAGCCCTCGGAGTGCGCGAGCTTGTACGAGCGCTCCAGGACGACGAGCACGTCACGGCAGCGGCGGTTGAGGGAGCGCTCGACGGAGCCGCCGAAGCGCTTCGCGTTGTGAGCGTGGACGTCTGTTACAGCGGCGAGCCTCACGATTCCCCCATCGGGAGCATGGGCATCGTACCGGAGGCGAGGGCCGCTTGCAGTTGCTTGGCGATGGCGACGTTGACCGTCTCGCCGTTGGGCAGGATGAGATCCGCCATGAATTCCTTTTCCACGGTGGAGATGCCGATGCGGACTAGCTCCAGCTTCGCCTTGACGAGCAACACGACGGCGCGCCAGCGCTCACGCATCGCCTGGTCCCACGAGCGCCGCGCCCACTCGGCCCGCTGCTGCCCGCCCATCCTCCACCAGTCGCGCGGGGTCGACTTGGGCTTGAGGAACTCCTCGGGCTTCGGCATCGGCACTTCCATCCGGTAGCGCAGGCCGTTGAGCTGAAACGCAACGAGGGCGAGGCCCCGATCATCGTCCACTACGATGCCGCGGGAGCTTGCCCCGTGCTTGCCGAGCAGGCCGTCGAGTTCCCCCTTGGACTTCTCGACAGAGACCGTCGTGCCCGCGGCGTAGGTGGTCTTCACGCGATCTTCTCCACCGTGTCCGAGCCCTCTTCGAATGTGTACGTGCTGCCCACATCCACGAGCGAGTCACTCATGACGACGGGACCCGGGTATCCGGCGGTGTGCACGGCGACATGGACCAGTACGCGAGCACCAAAGAGCACCCGGAGTCGATCCCAAAAGCCAAGGCACACCTCAACGTGGGATTCGATGCGCCCGCCGGGACCCGCGCCGAGAAGCACGGCCGCGTCGAGCGCGTCTGCTACGGACTGGACTTTCATCGTCGCACTACGCTGCTGACGCTGGGACCCATTAGCCCGGTTCCTTTGCTCGCGGCGCTTGCCAAGAAAGGATTGATTGGCAGCAGGACCCACACCGAGCGTGCTTCTACGTCAGCAGCGTAGTGCGACGGGCGAAGCTCCCGCCTCGCCGGTCACACAAGAAAAGCGCGGACCCGAGCGCCCGAAGGCCCGCTTCCCGAGGTTGTTTGGGATGGCGACCCATGCCCCTTCGGTCTTCCCCGGAGGTCGCGAGCGTAAATTCCAACCCGCGGCAACCGAAGCAACTCCAAACTCTACGCGTCGTTGAAGCCGGGCGGGAAGTCGTCCGCGCTCTCGCCAGTCGTGTCGATGGGCTGGTCGAGGTCGTCCGAGGCCGTGCGCGTCTGGCCGCGGCGCGCGGGCGCCGTCGCGGCGCGGCTCGGTGCCGCGCCCTGAGAGATACCGCCCCCCGAGGGGATGTTGAGGATGCGCGCGATCATGTCCGGCGTCGGCACGAGCGCGTGGACCACGACGTCCTTCTGCGCCTCGATCCAGTTGTTCATCTGCTCCGCGGTCTCGGCGAGCTGCGAGTTCTGCCTCGACGCGCGCACGTCGTACTCCGTGTCGTTCTTGCCCTGCCCGACGCGGTTGACCACGATGTCGAAGCCCTCAATCGGGTGGGTGAAGTCCCCGTCCTCCCGGATCTTGGTCAGCGCGTCGTGGATCTTCACGCCGTACGCCGCGACCCGAGGGCCGAGCTCCGAGTGCTTGCGGTCGATGACGTTCGCGTAGATGCGCTTCTTCGGAAGAAGATCCTTCGCGTTGTCGAAGTCCACCGGGTTGCCCGTCAGACGGAGCCGGTCGACCTCCGAGCACGCGGGGCACGCCTGCCTCGCCATCACGCGCGGACAGTTGAAGCTCGCCGGCGAGGCCATGCCCGGGAGCTGGATGTAGTGCTGTTGCACGATCACGAACGGCGTCCGGCGTCCGACGGGAGGCGGCAGGAACCGAACGACGTTCTTGCCCACCTCGAACCTCATGAACTCGCCAGAGCCCTTATCGAGCTCCTCTGCTTCGGCCTTGGCGGCCTCCTCGGTGTAGCTTCCAAACTTGACGAGATTGCTCATTGACCATTCTCCTTGAGGGACTTGCCTTCTTGCTTCTTCCGATTGCGATTCTCTCGACGCCTCTCAGCGTCGCACGAGCGACAATAGCTCTTCTCGGCCATCCGCACACGCCCGCAGCCGCGCAAGCACGGTGCGTTCTGCTGCGTCTGTTGCGACTGCGGGATACGAGGCGAGCCCACGGTCAGTCCTCGTCCTCTCCGAACATCCGGTTCAGCTCCTCGGTCCCGACGACGATCGTGCTCTGTCCGGTGATGGCAAGGTGACGGAGCGTGTTTCGCACGCGCGAGATCCTGTCGTTGGACGGGAACACCGGCGGCCTCGGCGCTCCAGCGAAAAAGGCCCCCATGTCGAAGCCGGCCTCGCGCGAGCTATGCCACCCTTTTCCGCTGTTGCACTCCACGAGCTCGGCCCGGGTAACGCGCTCGACGCGGTTGGCTCCGTTGTTCGTGATCCACAAGCGCATGGCTCGCTTCCATTCGATCACCTCGTCTTCATAGACGAGCACCGCTTCCTTACGCTTCTTGAGCATCTCCTTGAGGTGAACCCGCAGCCTCCTCGCGTAGACCGTCGCCTTGAGCTTCGTTTGCATCGCTAGTCCCGCCTTCCGTGCGCGTTGGAGTGCTGAGACCTGATGGCGATGTCCCCCTCCATCTCCGTCCTGATGTGCGATCCGAGCGACACGAGCATGTCGCGCTTGGTCGTGACCGCCTCGACGATGCCGCGAGCGCGGGAGCGTTCGACCTCGGCGTCGATGATGGCGAGGCGCACCTGGTGGTACTCGGGGTCGGTCTCGACTGCGGCTTCGATCTGGGCCTCGGTCGCCCGAGCCCCCGCTGCGAGCAGACGCTCGCGATGGAGCATAAAGAGCTTGGACTTCGTTTCGTCCAGGCGCAGCTTCGCGAGCAAGTGCGCCTTCAGCGCGGTGGCGTAGCGCCCGTTCCAGTAGGCGAGGTCGGCGGGCATGCGCACGAACTCTTCCTGGATGGCGAGCGGTTCGATCTTGATGCTTTCCTTCAAAAACTCATCGGTGTCGGTCGGTTCGGTCATCGGGACCTTCTCCTTTGCACTCGGCTTACCTCGTTACGCTGCTTTTTTCATCTTTCCGAGCGATCCCCAACGCGTCCCAATCTCTTCGTCCACGGCGAGCGGCACTGCGCAAGGCCAGCTCGTCATGATCGACCGAACACGTTCGCAGTAAGTGCCCACGAAATCCTCTCGCACCTCGCCCACGAGCTGGTCGTGGACGGTGAGCACCACCTTGGCCCGCTCCTCCAGCCGGTCCCGCTGGATCCAACGGACGACCTCGATGAGGCTCGCAAGGCAGTAGTCGCTCGCGAGTCCCTGGATGGGGGTGTTGCCGGACGCGTTCTCGGCGGTGTTGCGCTGCTGGTCGTCCTTGTCCGCGATGCGCCAGAGAGGGCGGAACCGCCCGCGCTGGGTGGGGTCGTGCGGGCTCATGACCCAGACGCCCCCGGTCGTGCGCGCCTCCTTCACGCGGTCCTTCGACCACGCGTCGTACACCTTGAACGCGCCCATGACCGCGTTGATGTAGGTCTCGGCCTCTGCGACCGAGCACCCGATCTGCGCCGCGATGGCCTTGGCGCCGCGCCCGTACATCTTCCCAAACACGACCGTCTTCGCCGCGCGTCGGTCGCCGGGCGTCACGTCCTCCACGCGCTTGCCCATGAGCGGGGCGGCAATCTCCGCGGCGCGCTGGTGAAAGTCGACGCCAGCCGCGAAGATCGCGCGCATCGCCGGATCCCCCGAGACGGCAGCAGCGACGCAGAGCTCCAACTGCTTGTAGTCGTGGGACACCATCACGTACCCGGGCGGCACCGTGAAGACGTCGCGCGCCATCCGCCCGTTCACCGGGTCGGTCTTCTCGGAGGGGATGTTCTGCAGGTTCGGGTCCGACGACGAGATGCGGCCCGAGCGCGCGCCGTCGACGTTGAAGCTGGTGTGGATGCGCCCATCGTCGCGCACGTGCAGAGACATGCCCGAGGCGTAGTTCGATCGGAGCTTGTTCACGCCGCGCAACCCGACGAGCGCCGCGGGGGCCGGGTGCTTGTCCTTGAGCGCTTCCATCGCGTCCTCGTCGGTCGAGGGCTTGCCCGTCTCGGTCATGTGCGGGGGCGTGAGCCCGAGCTTCCCGTACAGGAAGTCGGCCACTTGGTCGCGCGAGCCCCAGTTCAGGCCAGGCGCGTACAGGTCGAGCTCCTTGCGCAGGCGCGCCTCCTCCACGCCGAGGTACGCGTCGAACGCCTCGATGCCGTCGCGGTCCGCGCACACGCCCCACGCCTCCACCTGGGCCACGGCGTCGCTCGCGGGCTGCACCAGCCGGTTCCACGTCCGCTCCAGGTCCGGCTGAGCGGCGAGTCGCTGCTCCAGGTGCGCCCCGAGCACGTCGGTCACGAGCGAGTCCCGGCCGTTGTACACGTAGAGGACGGGCTTGGGCACGAGCGCCATCACCCACTTGTCCGTGTCTTCCTTCTGCTCCTCGCACTTGCGAATGAATCGGTCCAGCGCGACGTCCGCCGCGGGGTGCACCGGGTCCGCCTTCATGAAGGCCAGAGGGATGGTCTTCGACTTCGCCTCTCTGCGCTCCTGCGAGAGTCGGCGGCGGACGTGAGCGATGGCGTCGTCCTTCGCCGCTTCCATCTCGTCCTTGTGCCCGCCGAAGCCCACGAGGTCCGCCATCACCTTGAGCTTCGCGTCGCCCTCGGGGTCGAGGAGCTTGCGCCCGAGGCGCGTGTCGAACACGTTGCTCGCCGGCCAGAAGCCGTACACCGCGTGGATGCACTGCTGGTCGTACTTGCCGTTCTGCGCGGTCTTGGTCGCAGCCGGATCGCGCAGCCACCCCAGGAGCGCGTCGCGGAGCCGCGCGTTGGCCAACGACTTCTCCGTCCACGTGAACGACTCGTCCGAGCCGCGAGGCGTGCACGTTACGGAGAGCAGCCGAAAGCTCTCCGAGTACAGCTCACCCGCAGTCTCCACGTCCCAGCTCGTGCGCGCCGAGCGCATCGCCCCGAGCGCCTCCTCGGCGATGTCCTCGTCCTCCACGAGCCACGTCACGAGAGACTTCCACCGCGGCGCCTCGAACGCGGTCGTCAGCGCCCATCGCAGGTCGTCCTCGAACGCCTTGCGCACGAAGCGGTTACGCAGCGCCGCTGCCGGGTTGCACAACAGCAAGACGGGCACGCTCCCCCCGAACCACGCGTAGGCGCGGCGCTGGTTGAGCGGGGCGACGGAGCGCCCGAGCAGCCCCAGGCTCGCGACGTCGCCGAGCGAGACGATGCGCGTGGGCTTCACCTCCCGCACGATCGCGGACAGGTACGTGCGGCACGCCGTGACGTGCTTGTCGGTGACCTCGCGCGCGCCCGGAGCACACGCCACGGCGTTCGTGAGAGCGACCGGCCCCGTCCACCACGCGCTCACGAGCTTGCGCAGGTACGCGCCCGAGTCACCGACCATCGGCCGCGCACGCAAGTCCTCCTCGCGCCCGGGGTACATCCCGACGAGTAGCAGCCCGCCAGGCTCGCCCTCGGGATTCATGCACACGGTGCGCACGCCCTCTCGCAGACCACACCGGCGGCACTCGTGGTCCACGTCGGTCGGCGGCTCGACCTCGACGGCGTACCGCGGCACGGACCGATAGAGAGACAGAGGCTTCTTCAACGGTCCCACTCCTCGTCCCAGAGACCCAGACGCTTCAGGAAGAACTCGTTGCGCTCCATGAGCGGGAGCGACTGCGACTCCTGCTCCGCTTCCTTCCACAACAACTCACGATGCTCAGGGTCCTCCCCCACCCACTCGACGACTCGATGGGTCGCGTACCAGCCACCGTAGTGGCTCACGATCCGCACCCACCACTCGGGCACGAAGTCCACGAGGAGCGCTGCGTGACGGTCGATGAGCGCGAGCACTTGCTGATACCGCGCGTAGACCGCTCGCGATGCTTCGTCGCCTCCGAGCAGGTGCGCTGCGCGCGCCGCGGCGTCCAGATTGCGAGCCCTCGAATTCACGCAAGCCCCAGGTCGTGAAGGACTATGCCGATCGTGAGATGGACGTCCTGCCAGAGCAGCGGGTGCTTCACACGGGACTGCTCCCGAACGTCGACGAGCTTCTGTATGCGCCGCGCGAGCGCCACCTTGACCTCCTCGTGTCGATCGATAGGCACGCCCTTGCGAACGAGCATGCCCGTGATGCGGTCTTCTACTTCCAGGATCCTGCGCTCCTCGTGCCGCTGCACTCTGCGCGCGAGCTTCTCTGGGGTCACGGCGGAGGCTTCTTCTTGACCAGCCGCACCACCTTGAGTCGCCGGCCGTTGCCGTGAGCGGTGAGGTGCGCTCCAGCTTTGTTCATCCGTAAGGCGCATGTCTGACACACGGTCCAAAGACTCGGATAGCCGGTTTTGGGATCGACAAGAGCGACGTACTCTTGTCCGATCGTGCGAACGACGTACGTGCCCCTCTCGACACTCATGCCGGCGCTCCGATGCCCATGACCTCGAACGCGCGCGCGAGGCGGTCTTCCAGCCCGACGACACGCGACAGCACGGGCACGTGGTCCTTGATCTCACGACACGCGGCCGTGATCGTGTCGGGCTCGTTGTAGCCGCGCTCGATGAGGTGCTGGAGCACGGCGCGGATCGTCGTCGCGCGGCGCATGACTTCGAGGTCGTAGTGCTGCCCGCCCTCGGGCACCGGAGCCGGCGCCGTCGCGGCGGGAGCCGGGAGCGCCGCGGGAGGCGCGTCGGGGTTGGTCCCCGGGGGGTGGGCCAGCTTCCAGGGGTCCGTCGGGGGCTCCGACGCGACGGCGGTGCCGTTCGGGAGGGACGGCGGAGGGGTGTTCGGAGACCCGTTTACGGGCCCGGGGAGAGGGGCCGGGGGCGGCGGGGGAGCCGGCTCCGGAGCGCGAACTTCGGCCGGGAGAGGGGCCGGAACGGGGGCCGGGGCGGCCTCGGCGGCGGGAGGAGCCTCGGAGGGGTCCGGGGTGGCCTTCCGGGACGCTCGACGGGTCTTAGCGAGGGTCCCGAGCTCCTCCGCGACCTTGCGGGATACCTGGGCCGGGTCGGGCGCAGGCGCGGGAGCCTGGGACGCCAGGATCTCGCCGTTCGTGCGGCCGCTCCCGGGGAGCTCCGCTCCGACGGACTCTGCAACCTGGCGCTGGACGCTCGCGAGCGTCCCTGTCGAGAGCGATTGCAGGATGGCCAGCGCCTCCTCGTGCTTCACGCCGTCGATGCGCAAGTAGCTTGCCTCGTCCGAGAACTCCGCACGCTTCAGTCGTCCGAGCACTTCCGCTTCGACTTCGAATCCGAACACTCTCACGATGGACATCTTGCGCCTCCAGTTTGGTCACACGCCTCACGAGCGAGACGACTTAGCACCTCGCGCGGTATTTCATCCGGGTCGACCCGCGGCCCCAGCCCCAGCAATCCGACACGACGGTGGCCACGGCCGTGGAGCGCAAGAGCGCACGCAAGAGCCTCGTCCGTCGCGTCACCGTCGAGCACGAAGCACACGGGGCGAACCGCCGCCGCGAGAGCAGCAATGTGCTCGTCCGTGGGCTTGCCGAGGACAGCGGCAGCGTCGGGCCAGTGCGCAAGCGCATCGAACGCCCCCTCTACCACGAGCAGCGGCACGTCCGTCACGACCCCGAGCGCGGCGCCGTTGTACATGAGCCCCCCACGCGACCCGGACGGGTACAGGTACGGCTTCTCGCACTTGCGCCACGCGCGCCCCACGAACCACCGCCACGCACCCGCCGCGTCGAACACGGGCACGATCACCCGCCCCGCAAAGGGCCCTCGGGTGCACGCGCCGATCCGAGCGGTGCGCGCCGTCTGCTCATCGAGCCCGCGACCTCCCTCGGACATTGGCCGCAGCACGTAGTCGCGCGCCTCCGCGAGACAGCTCGCCGTCGCTCCGTCCCCCTCGAACAGCGGCACGTAACTCGACGGCGGATCGATCGGAGGAGTCGGCCCGGCGGGCTCGCGGGGCGTGTACTGGCCCCCGACGAGCGTACCCGCGGAGCTGCAGCGAAAGCAGTGGTAAACGCCCGTGGCGGCTTCGACTCCGAGGCTCGCGTGGCGGTCGCCTTTGCCGACGACGATGGCGCAGAGCGGGCAGTTGGCTCGAATCCACCCGGACTTGCCCGCGCGGCGTCCGGCGATTGCCTGGGCGACGAGGGTGCGTGCGTCGCTCACGAGCGCCTCCAGTTCCAGATGTCGAAGCCGTGGTGCTTGCCGTCGTAGACGCTGAGCATGAGATCCTTGGGGTAAGGGTCGTCCTCGCCGACGAACTGCAGCCGGCCGTTGAGCACGTAGACCATCGCCTGCTTGTGGATGTGGTCACGAAACCAGTTGGCCCCGACGCTCGCCGGCGACAGCAGGAAGATGCGCGTGCCTGGCGCTGACCTCCCCGAGCGCAGCCCGAGCGAGTCCGCGCACTTCTTCGCCCACGGCGCCATCGGATCGAACGGCGGGTTGAGCCACAAGTTGCCCAGCGCAGTCCAAGGACTCGTCGACGCGAGGGAGTCCTCGGCCTCGCCCCGGGGTCCGTACCAGCGCGCAGCCTGAGCGTTCGCGGCGTTGGCCGCGAGGTCGAACGCCAGCGGTCCAAACCGCTCGACCACGGCGGAGATGAAGTCCCCCGGGGTCTCGATGGCCTGATTGGACTTGCCCTTCTTGAAGGCTGCGCCGGTCTTCGCGATGACGTCGCTCATGCGGCCACCGCCAGTCGAATCCCGCACCGCCTGCAGAACAGGTACGCCTTCGGCCAGTTGGCCCCTTTGATGACGACCTCGCGCGAGCGCAGA